CTAATTTGTCTTCGGTCGTTACGACAAAAGCTCAAATAGCCCCGATGCGTGTTGGATGCGCATTGCCAACCGCAGCCCAAATAGCAGCATTGACCATTACTAGTGTTGTAACAACCTTGTTTGCAACATCTGAAGCTACTGACGCTGTTGTGTTCTTGTTAAATGGCTATGTAGACCAACTGTAACATGAAAGGATTAAGCCATGACATTTACGGTAACTCAGCTGATAACGGAAGCGTACAAAGAGTCTAGCATTGTCAGCAGACAATTTGAGGATGTGCAAGGTTATCAATTAAATGACGGTTTGTTGTGGTTTAATCAGCTTCTTGGCGACAAAGCCATGGATACAGGAGATATCGCTTACCTTACACAGCAATATCCTTTCTATGGCGTAGTCGGACAAGAAAAATACTTCATTCCCAATCTAATTAGCATTGATGCATTGGTGTTCTATATAGGCACTGGCACAACTCCAACTGGGCCAACTACTGTTAGATATCAGATGACTTATGTTGATAGAAATAGGTACTTTGGTTCAGCCCGGGCAAATGGTATTAATGCATTACCTGTAAGCTACACTTACGAGCGCGTAGTTGGAGGTTGTAATATCTGGGTATATTTTCCACCACAGCAAGCGTTCTTGTTTAATGTTACTGGCAACTTCTTTTTACAAAACGTAACTCTAAACCAGGATTTGCAAGCGCCAATTACTTCTGCAAATCTAGGCATTCCAAATGTTATTGGGCCTGGTAATTTAACCGCTGGGCAGCTAGTGGTAAATGGTATTGACCAGGTTGGCACGTATGCAACAGCGCAAGCATTGGCAACAAATATTACAACTACTGTGCCTAGTGTAGTTGCAAGCATACAAGATTTTGAATTTATATTGAGTAGTGCAAGTGGCGTGCCAATTACATTAGTTACAAGTGGCACTTTAAATGCGCCAGTTCTGGGGCAGATAACTTTTGAAAACTTCAGCACTTTGAATGGTTACTTTAGCGCCAATTATTATGCGCAATACTTTGATATATTTTACTTGAACTATTTGGAATATCAATTAGCCGAGCGTTTGTGTCAGAAGTTTAATATGGATGTGCCACCCGGTGTTGCAAAGCAATTAGCAGTGTATCAGTCAAGCATTGCGAAGATGGCTGAGCCTTTAGACCTTCGCCAACAGAAGGTGAGTGTGTTGGGTGATTTAAGGGCTATTAATTATGCCCAGGCTAATATCGGTAAAGGCTACACAACAAGTGGTGGATACTAATTAATGGGAAGCACTCGTGTTTCAGGTGGTAATGTATCGCAAGTGCCGGTCAATACTGTTGGCAGCTCGGTATTTGGTCGTTACAATAAAATATCTAATGAGCGCACTTACAATATGTTTATATCTACTAATGGCGCAAAGCCTGACTCTGAAAACTTTGAGGCAGCATTAGTTAATTTCCCAGGATATCAACGAGTATTAAATCTATTAGCCGGTGGCCCCGGTGAGGGACGTGGCTATTATAATGTTATTCGTGGCAATTTCACAATTGCCGTTGTTAATAGTTTTGTCTATAAAATTACATACGGTTTGGTGGCGACCACTCTTGGATTAATTGATACAAGTGCCGGAGAAGTTTACATTGCCGATAATTTAAATGGGCAAGTTTGCATCGTCGATGGAAAGAATGCTTACATTTACAATTATCTAACTCCAGCTGGGGTTCAAAAACAAACTGGCGGGGTCTTGGGCACAGGAGCTTTAATACCTAATTATGTTGAATATCACAATACATTTTTTCTATTTGGTAACGCTAATACAACTGCAAATGGCGCGTTTTGGTATGCTTACGCCTATAGTGCCCCTACTGGCGCAACTGCAATAGCCCAGCAGACCGAGCTTGCATTGCAAACCAAGGCTGACTTTGCATTAGCGGTTAAGCGTATTCCGGGTGCATCTAATAATGTTATCGTATTTGGCAGCACAGTTGCCGAAATTTGGACTAACGTTGGTGGTTTACCTAATTACATTCGCAATCCTACTAGAAATATAAACTATGGCTGCCTATCTGTTGCAACCATTGCGGAAGGTGGAGATATGATGGCGTGGCTTGCAACCAATGCAGATGAATCTCCAATTATAGTGGCAATGATAAATAATCAAATAGAAAAGATATCAAGCGATGGTATTGATTACCAGCTAAGCAATATTACAGTGCCTGGTGATTCAACAGCTATTTTATATCATGTAGATGGGCACTTATTTTATCAATTAACATTTTTTAACGATGCAGATGATTTGACATTGCTCTATGATTTTAACACCAAGATGTTTTATCATTTAACCGACCAGAATATGAACTATCATCCAGCGCGCTCAATGGCCTATTTTAATCAAGGTATTTATTTTCTCTCGCTAGATACGGCGGCGGTTTATCTGTTAAGCTCAGAGCTAACGGTTATTAACGAGAATGTTTTAGGCGCTGCCAATCCTGATACAACTATGATTTACACTATGCAGCGTCATAGAATAACCGGTCACATACGACAAGCTAATGGTGCAAGATTTAGATTAAATTCACTTGCATTAACTCTTGAACAAGGGGCTGACCCAGACTATAGTGAATTAAATAAAATAGCATTATTATCACAATATTTAATAACTGAAGTAACCATGGATAATATAGTTACCGAAGAAGGCCAGCAAATGATAGTTGAGCATCCAGTGCCCGATAGCTATTCATTTAGCCCCAATTATGGTTATGCATATCCACCATATGATGGCATCTTCTATCAGCCTAGAATTGACTTAAGTTTTAGCAAGGATGGCGGCATTAGTTGGAGTAATATTGTGCCGCATGGTTTAAACCCCCTTGGGCAATACCAGAATGAATGTCACTGGGAAAACATGGGAATAGCAAACGATATTTGTTTTAAGTTTTCTTTTATAGGGAATTATAGGTTTATTGTATTTAATGCATTAGCTGATTTAATAATATGAGTAATATACCAATTGATTTACCAACCTACATAAAAGAAGAGGATTTCGCAAATCAGCAAACGTATTTTGAATATCAAAGTTTAATATTGAGTTTATGGTTTAATAGTAGCGGGTTTTTTAACCCATCATTAACAGATGCGCAGGTTACAGCATTGTTAGCGTTGGCTAATCCGCCACCTACTGGCACAAGATGGTTTAATGTAACGCAGAACAAAGAGCAATTTATTGATAGTGGCGGGGTTGTGCAGACAATCACTAGCGCGTGAATTAGGAGATATTATGGGCGGTTTTTTAGGCAAATTATTAGGAATATCGGGAGCGGGTGGCTTAGGTGCTGGCGCTCAAGCGTACGGCCCATTACAAGGCGCTGAACGGCGCAACAATCCAGCTGAGGCTGCCTTTCCGCATTTAAATGGCATTCCTCAATTTGGCAGAGAGGCATATACTCCATTTATTCAGCAAGGCCAACAAGCTGGCAATCAATTATCTGGCGAGTATAGTAATCTTTTAAATTCCAATCGAGCTGGGGCAACAGGTCGAGGTAGCAATCCTTTGTATGACCAATTAAGCCAGCAGATGTCGAGCAATCCTACTGGTTATTTAAATAATATACTGGGCCAGTATGCGCCATCACAAAACTATCAATTCAAGCGTGACCAGTTGCAAAAAGCTGCGAGCAATACAGCCGCTGCCGGTGGTGCGCGTGGTAATCAAAATGATGTAATGGGACAAACAGAATTAGTAAATGCGCTTTTAAATGGCGATATTCAGCAGTTTCTACAGAATGTGCTAGGTATTCAAGGCGCTGGCATGCATGGGCTAGAGAATGATTTAGGCCGACAAGAGAGTCAATTTGGCAGACAGGCTAATGCTTACGGGCAAGGTTTATCTGGCTTGCAACAACAGCAGGGGCTAGGCTTTTACGGCGCTGGTTCATTAGCGGATTATTTGGGTAATGCCTCAACACAGCGCGCAGGTTTTGGTGCTTACGGGCAAGATTATGCCAATAATGCAAAAAACCAAGTATTTAAATCTTTAAGCTCTTTGCTGAGCTCTGGCCTGGGTCAAGCTGGTGGAGGAGGATTCTAAATGCCATTACAAATATTAAATGCATTATCTGGATTGCAAGGAACTCCTGATACTTCCTGGATGGGGGAGATATTCAACAACATGAATAAAACCCGCAAAGGTGCAGTGGAAGCTAGATTTGCAGAACCGCTTGCTAAGCAAGATTTGTTATCTAAAGAATTAGAAAATGCTTTTAATCAAACTAGAAATAAATATGCAGAGCCTAAGGCGCAGGGTGAGTTGCAAGAATTGGGATTAAAAAATCAATATTATGGGCGCAGTAAAGAGGCCGAGATTGCAGAGGCATTTGCAAGAGCGCAACATTATAAAGATGTAGGTTCTGGAAAAACTTTTGCTCCAAGTGCTTTGGGGAAATTAATACAAGAGCGCAATGATTTGGCGGCTAAAGACCCAAAAAATCCTTTGATAGCCGAATATGACCGAGTTATAAAAGCACAAGGTGGCAGCAAGTTTGCTCCGTCTGGATTGGGCAAGTTATATACCGAATTACAACAAGTCGAGGAAGGGTATCTGCCAGGCTCAAATGGAACAATTGAATTAAGCTCTCTTGAACAGAAAGAATTGCGCGATAAATATAAATTACAAATTCAAAAAACCAGCACAGACAGCGCCACCAGGACTACAGCATTAAGAGGGCAGAATCTATTAAAATCTATTGACGCCTCTAACATTGATGCGCTAACTCGATATTCTGGCCCAAAAGGAGCTGCGAAATTAAAATTGGAACAGGGTAAAGATTTAACTGGCAAACCAAGCGAAGAATATTTGCAGCATTTAGAAGCGATACAAGCTGTAAAATTAGAAGCCAAAGAATTGCGTCAGTTCTTCGGTGACTCTATTACTCCTGAGGTTCAAGATGCTCTCTATGAAATGGTTAACGCTACATCTTTAACTAAAAGTCCAGAAGCTGCTAAGCGAATGATTCAAAAGTCACGAGACACTATTAAAAAGCAGATTAAAACTTTTGAAGATGCGCTAAAGACTACAGAAGCATTTTCAACACAAGAACCACATCAAGTCTTGGGTGACCAATTGTATAATGGGCTAAATCAAGGTCAATCTCAAGAAATGATAACAATTAAACATCCCAAAACGGGAGAAACCAAACAAATATCTCGTGCCGAATATGAAGCGGGGAGAAAGAAAAGATAATGAAAGATTATAGCGATTGGGAAATTGTCGAAGATAAGCCAAATTATAATGAATGGCAAATGGTTCAAGATGCATTCTCTCAGCCTAATTTTGTGGAACGGCAAGATAGAAGTGGGCGTATGGGCGTTTCAACAGATATCCTTGAAGGGGTAACGGAGCCACTTTTAAATATATTTGGAATTGGAGAGCATTTGGGCCAAGGTGCTGGTCGCTCTATTGCTCAGGCACAAACAGATCCAAAACGTTTTGCTCAAAATAATCTGGGCGGTATTTTAAATCTTGCTCAAAATGCATTAAATTTTCCCAGAAGTCTAAACAAATATTCAGAATCACGAGGACTTGCTGATGAAGGTTCTAAAGGATTTTTAGATTTGTTGAGCTTGCCAGAGAACCCCAGGAATGCACCAGGACCAATGGATGAAAAAGAATCCATTGCGGAAATGATATGGAATTCAATTCATTTACCGCGCCCTGGGCAATTTAATTACGCTGAATCTTTAGGGAGGAAGCCCGCAAGATTTGAGGAAGAGGCTCAAGCTGATGAGTTCATAGAACAATTATTACCTCAAGCAATCTCGGCAAGATTTGGTGGCTTACCGGGCATGATGGCAAATGAATTAGGTGCAGAGCGCAATCCATTTACCCCTCTGAGTATTCCAACTGGAAAAAAAGGCTATCAAATTGCCAGGCATCCTATTGAAACAATCAAAAGCGGTGTAGAGGTTGGAAAAACAATTGCTGGGCAAAAACCTGCTGGAGAGATTAGACAGAATGCAGCTGAGGTGGCAAAAACCACAGCCAATAAAGTGGTGGATACTTTTAAGAATGACGATATTTCTATAAGAGATAGATACAAAGATATTTATTCTAAAAACGATGTTCCTCAAGAATTAGACCTTACATTCGACAAAGCTAATCTAGAAGCAATTAAAAAAGTCGGGGAATCATATTTAGACAATGTTTACAAAGTTAGCGAATCTAAAAACATTCTTGATGGCAAATGGGCGCGAAGTGATTTAGTAAAACTTAAAAATAAGCTTTTAAAAAATGAAACCAATCTAACCGGCAGACAAAAAGCTGCGCTAGAGGCGACAAATGCTGAAATAAATAGAATTGATAATGCTACAAATGCAAACCTTTCTAAGTCATCCAATCCTAATTTGTCAAAAGAATTGGCGGCAACTGATAGAGATTTTGCTATTCATATGAAAACCTATAACCCTATTTTTAGAAAAGAAATTCAAGAGTATAATTTTGGAAATATATCCGGTAATGATTTATTAGATTCAATTAATAAAGCAAAATCTCAACGAACTTTCCGACATAGAAAAGGGGAAGCAATTCCGGAAATTGCAGAGCATGCTGAAGCTTCGAAACATCTAGAAAAACTTCCTCCTCCAGAACCTAAGAATCCGGATATTGCCAAACTTCAAAAAGAAGCTAAATGGCATCATACAGTAGAAAGATGGACTAGCCCCGCTAAGCTGGCCCAGGAAA